GGGTCAATTTCTTCAGTTACCCATTTCCAAATATAGTAGACGAAGTACCCTAATCCGCCTGCTGCAATAATGGGAAACCCATATTTGTTTACTAAATCTGCTAAGTCTTCCACTAGTCTCTCCTAGCGTCAGATTGCTCAGCTCTTGCAATTCTGTCTAAATCTGGTGGGATACCTAATGCATGACTTACCTTTGTATCGATACGGATAACGTCATGGTTCATAGCTGCTACTCGTCTATCCAAAGCTTTAATAATATTAGACATACCTTTTACAGATCCTGTAACACCATCAAGGATAAACTTAACTGTAAGGAATACAAAGTAACCTGCAGCACTTGCTCCGGCAATAGGAAACCCCACATCAGCTATTAATTTAAAAATATCACCCATATAGGTATTTATAAGGATTTATGAATCAGGAGCGCCGTATTTTCTATTTAAACGGTCCAGTGAGTTGAGCGGCTTCTGATTGAGATCATCAACTTCTTGCTCGATGGTCTTAGCGGTGGAGACATATTCATTGGGGTCATAATGGGATCCATCATTACCATTCTGAGATATAGTATCGATACGATCCTCGTCCCAGTCTGCTGCTTCTGGTAGAGGTGTAGGATCTGGTTCTTTTTCAAGCCACTTGCGTTTCTTAGGCTTACGCGGTCTTAAGATCTTATGTAGTGCTGGCTTCTTTATTGGATCAGGATCAATAGGATAATTAAGCCAAGGTTCTAAGTCTTCAGGCTCTTCTACTTTTGGTGAAGTTTTTTTTAGGGACCAATTAACCGCCACAAGCATCAATACAGCTAATGGATCAAATACCAATACGATCATGATGATGACCCAACGGACAGCCTTTTCAAGCATGTTCTGGTCTAATGTATCACCGTAGATTAATGCTGCAATATATTTAATAGGACCAACCTCAGCCTCGATCTTACGAGCTTGAGATGCTATAGGTGCACGGTCTGTTTGTAACTTCACTATAGCCTTTTGAGCTTCAGCTATCTCGTTCTGTAACTTCTTACGTTCAGATGCTTGTGAGCGTCTAATCTGTACAGCTTTATCTGCACCCTTCTCATCGGTAGATCTACTTAACTTCTGATCCACTTGAGCATCCATTTGGGTAATAGCTTTACGCGCAGCTTCAATATTATCTCGTTCTGTCTTGATCTTATCATCGAATATAGATACTTGAGCTGTAACGTCTCCAGCTGGGACAGCTTGGTCAAGGTGTGCCTTGGATAAGAATCCAAAGATACCCATAGAGGTAAGCATCATGAGGATGATGATAGCTGTAGTAAAATACACTCTAAATGTAGTAGGTACATCGTTCCAGTTTCTATATAACCATGATGCTACGACTAACTTAGATACTTCAAGTATCCCGCCCATAATTATGATTGGAACTATGGCTGCAGCAAATATAGCTGTCAGTCCTGCGATTGAATAGAATGCTGCGATACAGCTAAGTGATATAGCTGCAACGAACATTATACTTGTCATTACTTTATCGTTCATCTTTTCTTTCTAGCTCGAGCTTCTGCTATAAGAGTGTCTTGGATACGGATCTTATCATCTTGAGCTTTTATATGTTTATTCTGTTCTTCTATGCGTTCGATTAATACTAAATCTTCTTCATTTAGTTGCATCCACTTATTTACAGCTTCATCTATACGTTTATTCTGTAAAACGATTTGTTGTTGATAATCTTTCATCTCAACATAACATATCACAGCCACGTATAAACATGCTGCGCTTAATAGTACTAAACCAAAACCTATTACTCTCAACTTAATTTTCATACTTAATATGACTCCTATGTACACGACAATTAACGATCCCATTATACCACATATCGGGATGCTCAAGCACTTCATTTTGCATTTGTAATTTTGCTTCAAAATAACTTGCGGTACCTTTGGATAAGCAAAACATTAGAATCTCCCGTGTAAACCTATCAAATCCTAATGTCTTGACATCATCCTGTACCTCTTTAGACGATGACCAGTATGTTTTCCAGTCAGAGTCTATCTTACTTCTAATCTTCTTTTTCTTTTTAGTACCATTCTTAAGAGTAACTGTTTTGATATTAGTCTTAGAGAATTTAGATAATTTTTTACCTATGTATGCTTTACCTGATACAGTATTGGTTATGATATAAACAAATCCAGTATACTTCTCGTCAATTTCATATACTGGTTCACCTTTATATATCCATGGACACTCATAATCCATTATTTTTGTTTGTTTTTCCAAAATAATCTTCTAGCTTCTGCCATTTTTCTTTTAGTTTCTTGACTATGTGGAATACGTTTCTTTCCTATTAACCATTCTGTAGATTTTCCCATAGCAGATTTAGATAATTTTTCTTTATGTTCTTTGCTTAAAGGTTTTCTTTTCTTACCACGAGTTTTGGCAGATATAGCAGCTTTAGTTTCTTCAGTATGAGGTATTCCTTTATTCCATGGAGCTTCAATTATAACTGGATGACGGACAAGATCCTCATCAGTTAGGATAAAAGTTTTAAGAGATTCAAAATCTTCGTTTATCATTCGTCGTCTTCATCTTCTTCAAATATGTCAGCACCACATACTGGGCAAAACACGATATCTTCAATCGTAACGTCATTAGTCTTAACGGTTACCTTACCTGTCGTCTCACAGTTCTCGCAATGAAAATACTTTGTTGCCATTATTGTGCGCCTCCCCATACATCTTCCCAAGAACCTTTGAGTGCACCTTTTGCATAGTCAGTCACTCTGTTCTCAAAGAAGTTACCATGTACAGGAGCGTTAATCATCTCTTCTACCCATGGTAATGGGTTCTTTTTAACTTTAAATATACCCTTAAGACCTAATGAGATGAGTCGCCTATCAGCGATGTAACGAATGTATTGTTTAACATCTGCAGGCTCTAACTCTCTCATGTGTGTACCACTAAATGATAAGTCAATAAACTTATCTTCAAGTTGCACCATCTTCTCAGCTATAGTATATATGCGACCCTTCAAGTCGTCATTCCAGATCTCATTGTTCTCTTTGATGAATGTCTTAAACAACTTAATCATGTTCTCAGCGTGCATGGTTTCATCAACGATTGACCATGTAACGATCTGACCCATACCTTTCATTATGCCATGACGAGGAAAATTAAGAAGCATAATAAAAGAACTAAACAACTGCATACCCTCAGTAAAAGCGCTGAACACAGCAATATGCGTTGCCGTGGATGCCAAGTCGCCGTTTTTCGAACTGAGTTCAGTAACGTAATCATGTTTATCCTTCATCTCTTGGTATTCCAAGAATTCGTTATATGTTGATTCAGGCATACCCAATGTTTCAATAAGATGCGAGTATGCTGCAATGTGAAGTGCTTCGCGTGCTGCAAAACCCATCAACATCATTCTAACTTCTGGTTGTGGGAAGTATGGTAAGTAATTCTTAACATAACCACCTGCCACATCGATATCACCTTGTGTAAAGAACCTAAAGATGTTAGTAAGGAAGTGTTTCTCCTCAGCTGTTAACTTCTTTTTCCAGTCTTTTACGTCCTCAGCCATTGGAACTTCGGTATGAAGCCAATGTGCCTGTTCGTGTTTAAGCCATGAATCATATGCCCATGGATAATTAAATGGCTTAAAATGATTTCGTGTGTCGGTTAGTTTAGATGACATGATTCCCTTATTTAGCTAGTGGTAGATTAAATTTAATTGCTGTTGCTTGTTCTATTGCAGCTACTGTTGTTTGATACTTAGGTAAGTCAGCTACAGGTAATGCAGTATTAGGCATCAACCATGCTGTAACTTTCTTACTTTTCTTTTCATAAACGATCTTGTATAATCGAGTAGGGATACCTAAACCGTTACCAGTTTTAGGATGTCCATTATCAAAGATACCACCAGAGATGATGTAGAAGTCTGTGTTAGGTGTTAGTGCCCATTGACGTTCGTATGTCTCTGCTTGTTTCCAAATACCACGATTGTTATTTGCTACTTGCGCAACCATGTTTGATAAGAAGAATGATTCTGACATGATATCCGCATTGATAGTGTTATTACCTGCTGGTGCCATATGACCGCGATCGTGCGTCTTACCGACTGTTGCATAGTCTGCTAAAGATGCAGAACAGTTTGGCGTTACTAATGGATCTGGTCTAAAATCATCTTTACGTTTTGAACCGCCTTGAATTGCTGCAGGTGTTAAGTGTTCAAACACAGCAACTGGTGCTTTAGCCGCACAGCTATGGATAACTGCATAGTTCTTATGACATAGTTCTTGATCACCAGCTTTTGGTGTGTATGTTGGTAATGCTGCTTCAAACTGACTACAATCTTTTAAACCAGCGAATGCTGTTGTTGCTGATGCAAAAAATAATGCTACTATAATTTTCTTCATAATTTTCCTTTGTTAATTAACCTTCACATGCTAGACAAGTGTCACCATCTGTCATAGCTTTTAAATTGATCTCTGCGATAACTTCTCGCTCTATACGTTTTGAAACTTTGTCTGCCTTTGCTATCTTATCAGAACGACAGTAGTACATAGTCTTAAGTTTCTGTTTCCATGCCATAAAGTGTACAGCATGAACGTATTTAATATTACTGTCTGGTCTAAAGAACACGTTAAGACTTTGCGCCTGATCTATATATTCTTGGCGATCTGCCGCATGTTGGACAACCCATCTTTGATCGATCTCCATAGAAGTCTTAAACACATCCTTGGTCCAATCGTCCAGTATATCCAAATGTTGTACTGAACCATCATTCGCAATGATTGAAGACCAAACCTCATCATACTTATCACCAGCTTTCTCCTTAATTATCTTATCTAAGTATTGGTTCTTATGTAGATGAGAACCTGATAGTGTATCTTGTCTATAAGCATTAGCTCTGAATGGCTCTATTGATGGGGAAGTATTTCCCATAAGGATAGAAGAGCTAGCATTGGGAGCAATAGCCATAAGATGAGAAAACCTGTTTCCAGTACCTTCGGCGTCAGGAGCTTCTCCTCGTTCTTTACCCAATTGCTGATTCGCTTTATCAAGGCTTGATCTAATGTGTGCGAAGATTTGTTTATTAAGTCCCGTTGCCATCGCACTTTCCCAGGGAGTATTTCTTCGCTGAAGCAAAGCATGCCAGCCAAGAGCACCAATGCCAATGCTCCGCTCACGAGAAGCAGAATACTTAGCACGCTTAATACTGCTAGGAGCATTGTCAATAAAATATTGCAAAACATTATCCAACATTTCTGCAACATCTTTAAGAAAAAGTTTGTCATCTTTCCAATCATCATAGTACTCCAAGTTTAAACTAGATAGACAGCACACTGCTGTACGTTTTTCATTAGTAGGTAGAATGATCTCTGAACACAGGTTTGATTGATGTACTTTCAATCCTTTATCCTTTAACCATTTTGGTAATTTTCTATTAGACTCATCAATGAAGTGTAGATATGGCTCACCTGTAGTCATACGAAGTTCTAATAGTTTTTGCCATAATTCTTTTGCAGATACAGTCTCTCTTAATTCTCCTGAATGCGGGTCTCTTAATTCCCAATCATCATTCGTCTCAGGATCTTTCATGCAGTTTTCAATGATCTCCATGAATGCATCTGGGATATTAACGCCATGATGTAAGTTCAAGCAACGCATGTTTTGGTCACCTGTTGGCTTCCGCATCTCAAGGAACATTAATATATCAGGATGTGATATATCCAAATAAGCAGCATAACTACCACGGCGAGTACGGCCTTGACGATAAGCAAGGCTAGAAGCATCATACATTTTAAGATGAGGCATAACACCAGTAGACTTG